CGCCGAAAGCACCGTGCTCTCGGATACTCAACGTGCCGTTCTCAAGAACCGGGCGGCGCTCGAAACGCTCATTCGTCAGGCGCTGATCGCGCAGATGGTCGGCGTGAGCGCGGTGGTCGGAACGAAGTCTGATCAGGTGCTGCCGGCCGAAGATGATGTGCAGACATCCGACTCGCTCGAGGCAACGGTCACGAAGTCGTACGACGACATCGTACAACTGAGGCAGGATCTGCTTGACGTGCTCGATGAAGAGCTTCTGATGACGACGTCGGATGAGTCCTATCTCACGTTGGAGAAGGCCCGCGTGGCCGTGTTCGAGACGCTCACGGAACGAGCAGAAGAAAGCGGCCATCTTTTGGTGGTTGTGCCTGGAGAGGTGTTGCCTGCGCTCGTGCACGCGTATGACTTCCACGATGATGCGACCCGGGATCAGGAGGTCGCGATTCGAAACGGCCTCGAGCACGAGGGGTTCTGCCCTGCGGATCAACTGAAGGTGATGGACGATGAGTGACAGAGTCGAAATCCGCGTAGGCGGCAAAACCTACGGCGGCTGGAAATCGGTCGTCATCGAAATCGGCATGGATCAGCTCGCCAGAGGCTTCAAGCTAACGGTGACCGATACCTTCCCCGGCAATACCGACTTCCATCGCCTTTGCAACGGGGATTTGGTTCAACTGTTCATTGGAGATGACCTTGTCTGCACCGGCTACATTGATCACGTGAACGTCCGATATGACGGCAAGCAGATCAGCGTAGAAGTCCAAGGGAAGTCAAAAACCGTTGATCTCGTCGACTGCTGCCCTGTGGCCAAATACGGCGCTTCCGATAGCTCCGGCGAGAATGCGTGGAAAGGAGTTGTCGTTGGCAAGGACGGGGCGAAGAAGGAGGTTCCTCCGGCGGCCGTGAAGACGACCTCTTGGAAGAACATCAAGACTTCCGAGATCATGGCCTCTCTGGCTGCCCCGTACGGCATTGCGGTTCATGCAATGGCTGAAATTGGCAACAAGCTCGCAGACCATACTGTTGTTCCGGGTGAAACCGTCCACAAATCCATCAACAGGTTGATCACAAAAGACAATCTTGTCGTCATGGATGACGAGGCGGGCGACCTCGTGATCGTCGAGCCTGGTGATGCAGGCGAATGCGTCGACGCGCTTGAACTCGGCAAGAACATCCTTACAGGAACGGCGTCCTTTGATGCGTCGAAGCTCTACAGCCGATACGTGGTGCTGGGGCAGCATGCCGGGACCGATACGGACTTCGGGCGGGCGGCCTCCGAAGACAAGGGGATCGAAGACTCTTCAATGGTGACTCGCCCTAGGCTTCTGGTTATCAAGGACGTGGGACAAAGCACCAAGATGACGTGTGGTAAGCGAGCCAACTTCGAAAGGCGGTATCGTGAAGCACAGTACAGGGCTGCTACGTACACAGTCCAAGGATGGCGGCAGAGTAACGGGAGCTTATGGAAAGTCAATTCACAAGTGAGGGTGGATGACGCACTGCTGGGGATCAGTGAGTTATTATTGATCACGAAGGTTGTGCTCCAACTGTCTTCTTCTGGCGCTACCGCGGAGCTTTCATGTACAGCGCTTGCGGGCTACAAAAGAGATGGTGCAAAAGCGGACGATAAGACGTCTTCTGAAAATTCATGGGTTGGGGTTGTCAAATGAGAAAAGCGTTGCTTGCCGTTGCTGTGGCGTTATTTGTTGTTCAGCCGTGCCACTCGAAGTTTGTTTGCGAGGAAGGTTTCAACAAGTATGGCGAGTGGGCCCCATGCCTGAGAGGGCACTATGAGCCCGGGCACGAAGAGGTTGAGTTGCCTGTTGATGCGAACCGAGTCGGTCAGGTCGAGAAGGTCCATAAGAATCTCGATGGATCGGTGACCGTCTGGCGGCATGGCTCTAGCGACACTGAAGAATGGGCGCAAACTGATGACAACACATGGGAGCGCAAGCGCTGACCATTTGACCAAAACACGTAATCGAGCGATCGTAGCAATACGGTCGCTTTTCTTTTATGAGCAGACTGTCTGATTTCTTCGCACGTGGCGTCATGACGCTTGCCGATGGTGCAAAGAAGATGCGCTCCGTGCAGGTGAGGCTTCTGGCCGACGAGGTGCGTGACGACCTCGAGCACGTCGAGCCTTATGGCTTCACTTCAGAGCCGCATCCGGAAGCCGAAGCGTTCGCGCTTTTCTTTGATGGCGATCGATCCCACGGCATCGTTTTCACGATTGCCGATCGACGCTACCGCTTGAAGTCGCTCAAGACTGGTGAGGTGGCGATCTTCGACGACTTAGGACAGAAGGTCCATCTCACGCGCGACGGCCTCGAGGTCTACACGCCTGGTTGGCTGCACGCGACTGTTGACAAGGATGCGGAGATCATTGTCGGCGGTAACGTTACTGAAACCGTAGGAGGTGACGTTTCTGCGACCGTGAGCGGCAATGTGACGCTCAAGGCCTCGGCTGTGACGATCGATTCGGCTTCGCTTCACATCACTGGCGCGACGACGATCGACAAAAGCCTGACCGTCCTGGGCGGACTTGCCGTGAGCGGAGGCGCCGGCGCGAGCGTTACGGGCTCTCTCACGACCACCGGCGATGTGACTGCGGCCGGAATAAGCTTGATGTCCCATGTACACACTGAGCAGGGAGATGGTGCCGACACGTCAGCACCGAAGTGAGGCTTGCATGGAGTTACGAATCAATGGGGAAGAGGCCGATCTTTCCGACTTTCAGGCTGATGAGCTGGCGCAGGCCGTGCTGATCAGCCTTTTTTCATGGCGAAAGTCAGATGCCGACGATGGAGTCAAAGCACCGAAGCGGCAGGGTTGGTGGGGAGATACGTTTGCCGCAGTTCAAGGCGACCGAATCGGCTCGAGGCTTTGGCTTCTGCAACGGGAGAAGATCCTTCCGCTGACGCTTCAGCGAGCCGAAGCCTATGCCAACCAGGCTCTTAAATGGCTGATTGACGACGGGCGGGTCGAGCAAATTACTGTGACAGCCAAGCGCGGGGCTGAAGCGGGGCAGTTGGATCTTCAGGTGGTTTGTTTCAAGCGTCGGGGCGAGCGCGCCTTTGACGCAGTCTTCAAGGATGTTTTAAATGGCGTTTGAAAGACCGACAATCCAAGAGCTGATCGCTCGCGTCCAATCGGATGCTGAGAGCAGGCTTGGACAAAAGGTAATGAGGTGGACGCTCGTGCCCGTACTCAGCCGCGTGATTGCGGGCGTTTCGCACACGCTTCACGGGCACATCAACTTCATCCTTCGGCAGATATTCAGTTCCACCGCTGAGGGAGCCTATCTGGAACGACGGGCCTCCGAGTACGGGATCTATCGAAAAGCGGCGTCGTACGCAACAGGCGTGGTGACGTTCGTAGGCTTGGGTGTGGTGCCGGAGGGGACGCTGCTTCAGACAGGCGACGGCGCGGTCTATGTGACGACGGCTGACAGCTCCGATGGGGAGGCACCGATCAAGGCTTCTGCGGCCGGTGCATCCGGGAATGCTGATGCCGGCATGGAACTCACGCTCATCTCGCCTGTGGAGGGTGTTCAGTCGACGTGTACGGCTGGCGAACTGACGGGCGGGGCCGATGCTGAGGATGATGAGGCATTGAGAGAACGCCTGCTGTTCCGTCAGAAGTCTCCACCGAAGGCGGGCACGAAGCAGGACTACGTGAAGTGGGCGCTTGAGGTGCCGGGTGTGACGCGGGCGTGGTGCTTCCCGAAGGAGATGGGGCAAGGGCATGTCACGGTGCGCTTCATGACGGACGGCATGACACAAGACGGAATCCCTAATGAAACGATGGTGAAGACCGTCACAGCGTACATCGAAGAGGAGATGCCAGTTACTACGGTGCTTCATGTGGTGGCCCCCATCCCGAAGAAGCTCGATATGACCATTGACATCTTGCCGGACACGGAAAACCTTCGGCAGCAGGTAGAGGGAGCCATTGCTCAAACAATTGTCGCTGAAGCTGCGCCCTCAGGTGCGATTTTGCTCACGTCGCTGAATCGAGCCGTAGCAGGCGTATCGGACTTGACGAGTTATCGACTTCAAGTGCCTGGCGACGACGTTGCGTGCTCGACAGGCGAAATCTTCGTGCCCGGCAAGATCACTTTTGTGTGAGGTGAGG